AGAGCTTCTTCGAGACATAGTGGTGATACTCAGTCTTCTTGTTGCCGAAACCGGCGACGCAGATTCCGACCGCCGACACGATGCGCGGGTACATGCGCTCGGCCCTCGGCTTCAGACTGTCCGGTAGCTGCGACGGATTGACGGGGAAGCGCTCGCGCAGCCACGAGTGCGAGTAGGCGCGGAAACGAAACGGGAGTCGCTCCGTTGCCGTGCGCGTTATGTGGATGCAGATGAGTGTGTCCTCGTCTGTCTCGAGGAGAGGCATATTCGGAGCAACGTGCTTCCAGATCTTCCTGACTCCCTCCGTGTCGCAGTCGACGAGACAGCGGCGGAACTCCGCCGAGTGATCCGGCAGTTGAACAGTCTGCATTGGTCCTCCCTCTTTTGTTGTAGTCTAGTCGAGCGTGATATTGGTCGCCGTCGTCAGGCGCGGAGTCACGCCGTTGCCAGTGTTGATGCTGGGCGACACTGTTCCGCTCCAAAGGATCGCTTGCGCGCCAGTCGGAACCGCCGCAGTCGTCTTCGACGTAGCGAAGTGCGTGACGACACCTGTGCCGCCCGTACCTGCGGTGAAGTCGATGTTGGCTGCTGGCACGACGGTGCCGCTCGACTCGGTCCATCCCGCTGTGGTTCGGGCGACGTTGACGCGCCCGTATCCGGTGTACGCGACCTCTGAGGTCGTTGAGTCACCGGCGTCCGCCGGATCCGCAGTGTGCAACGAGACACCGACGCCGGTCTGCGGTGTAGTCGCGGCGTTGTCCGCGTAGTTCGCCCACGCAACAGCCTGAAACGTAAGTTTCAAGATTGCGGTCTCAGTCGTATTACCGATAGTCATGCCGTTGTCTCCTATGAGAAGTGTTTGACCGCGACGTCACGTCTTAGAGCCGTCGAAGCCTAGTTGTGTCAGGTCGCGTCCGTCGCGACCGTCCATACCCTTCTCGCCCTGCGGACCGGGATCACCTTTCTTGCCGTCTCTTCCACGTCTAACTGCCAGCGACCAATTCTCGTCGTCGGTAACTGGACGTACTCCCTTGCACGGAACGTTGCAGTGCCACTCCGATCCTCCGAGTGTCACTCGGTCGCCTCTCACGTACTCCGCGCTCTCGTCGTACATTCCTCTGTAGTCCTGACCAACCAGAATCAGTGAAAACTCTTTGGACTTTGATCCGTCTGGATTGGTGACGACGAGTCTTGCATTTCGTGTGTCGATCTGTTCGAACCGAATGTCCTCAAACCCGATGCCGTCGCGGCCGTCCTTGCCGTCTGCGCCGTCTTTCGGTCGAGGTAGCTCTGCGGCAGCGCTCTTAACCATCTCTCGAATCTGCTCAAGCGAGGGGCTAGTGCCGTCTCTGCCGACCACAAGGCCAACCTTGACAGATGTCCCGTCGCTGTGCATAAGATTAAGAACACCGTCGCGGTCGATAACACTACCAGTAACGTGAGGAGGCTTAGGCAGACCAGCAACACTCTTACTGACAGCGTCAGCGACCACAGGAATAAGCTGATCGATCGTAACAGACGTGCCGTCCTTGCCCGGAGCTCCATCTTCACCGTCCCTCACTGGATTAGCCTCGAAATATGAAAGTACTCTCTCGTTGACCTCTACGGCGACCTTGTCCCAGTCGACGACTGCGTCCTTGCCGTCTGCGCCGTCCCTGCCGTTCTGAGGAACAGGCAGTGCCTCGATCGCTCTCTGAATTTGGCCAGTGCAGTTTTCTGCACATTCATCAAAGTCTGCCAATAAACCTAGTTCCTTCTGACCATCTATCTCTTTCTTAATAGTCTCGGCGATCATAGTCTGAACAACTGACAGATCAGCAGGTGCACCGTCCTTGCCGTCAGCACCGTGCTTGACTGGATACGCCATGAAGTACTGACCGATGAGTCCGTTCAGCACCTCGGTCACTTTATCGTAGTCGATTGCTGCACTCTTGCCGTCTGCACCGTCCTTGCCGTCGCGGGGCGGGGGTAGCTGCCTGACCTTGGTCTCGACTTGCTCGTCGATGAGGGACTTGACGAAGGTGTAGTCTACGTCCTTCCCGGGCTCGCCGTCCCTGCCGTCCTTGCCGTTCTCCGGCTTGGGCAGGCTCTCGAGACGATCCTGAAGTTGCTTCATCACGTCGCTGATGCGCAGCAGTGCCTCGCCAGTAGCGGAGCGCTCGTGCTCGATGAGCTCCGCGACCTGACGCATGTCGATCTCTTTCGGAGCAGGCAGACTCTTGACAACTGCGTCGTGCGCCGCCTCCACCACGTCTGCCTCGTCGATGACGGGGCGCAGCAGTATCTGCGCCTCCAGCTCCTCTATCTTCACCTGATACGGCTTGACCGCGAGCTCGATCTGCTCGCGAACGTACTTGCCGAGCTCCCTCAGGAACTCAGTCTGCTCATGCAGCGGCACAGTCATTGAAGCCTTTCTGATAAGCTGCACTGCGCTCCTCCACTGACAATTGAGGTCGCTGATCAGTTATCATCTTTGGTTCTGGCGGAGGCGTGGGCTGCCCTGAGTCTCCCGCGTCCTGAGCAGGCTTCTTCGGCGTCTTGGGCGTTGTCTCTGCCTTGGCGAATGGATCTTCCTTGGCGTCCCTCTTGGCGAGAGCCGCGATGTCGTAGTTCTGCTGCTGGCTCAGCACTGCGTCGCCGCCCTTCACCTCGTCGTAACCGAGCTCCTCGCGAGCCTCGTTCGTGGTAAGGACGCCCCGGACGGACTCGATGTACGTCTTCACCTTGGTAGGCGTGTCCATCTTCAGCAGGTCCTTGACGTTCAGGTTCGTCTGGTAGTTTATCTCCGCCTTCTCCAGCCCGAGACCCTGATCGAGACACGACTCCACGGCCTCGATTAACTTGTGCAGACAGCCCGAGTAGTAGTTCTGGTCCAGAGCCTCGATGTTGTTGTAGTTCGGCATCTGGCCGATGAAGATCTTGTGAGGCGGAACGCCGAACGCGGTGCACACGATCTCTGCGGTCAGCTTCAGCTGACTGACCAACTGCGAGTCCTGCGCGCTGATCATGATCGGCGCGTACTTCAGGCCGTCGCCGAGAACGGCGACCTTGCCTATCTTCGTGCCGGTGTAGTTCGCCTCCCACTGATCCTTGAGGCGCTTTGCTGTGGTCTCGTCGATCGTCAAGTCGCTGGTGAGAATGCCGCTAGGCTTGGCACCGTTCGCGAAGAACGTGCTGGAGCTGCGCTGGATGTTCATGCCCTGCATGGCAGCCAGCACGCACGCAGTTATCGGCGCGACGCCGCAGAGCCTGTGTCCGCCGAGAGGCGGGAATCTGTCGTGAATGATGAACCGCGCCGGAATCATCAGGTCCGTGTCCGGCCTCTGCTCGACGACGAGAGGATCGTTGCTGACTGAGTACCAGATGGACCCGTCCAGGTCCGACACCATCGGCCTGACCATCGCCGGGTGCAGAACGTGCATCTCGCTGACGGTGCCAGCGTTGTTGTACTCCTTCAGGATGTACGTGTTGCCCGAGGTGAGCTTCGACACCATCCAGTTCTCCATGAACTGCTGGCGCGTCTGGTATCCGTTGGGTTTCCGGAGCACGGGCGAGAACGCCGGAACCTCCACCGGCTCGTAGACGTTCTCCTTCTTCTTCTCGACCAGTCGCAGAGTGAGCTTGCCGATGTCGCCAGCTATCAGGTTGATGCAGGCGTAAACAGCGTAGAAGGACAACACGCTCTCTAGGCGCATGTCCATGTTCCGCTGCCACGCTCCGGTGAACGGCTCCTGAACAGTCGGCCAGTTGTTCAGCCAGTCCCCCGGACCGTTGAACGTCCATCCAACCGGAGTCGTCGTCGCCGGAACGGGAGCCTTAACTTTACCGATCTCGTAGCCAAAGAGTCTCATTCTTCTGGCCTCATGTCGCGCCGCCGGTACACCCTCTCGCGGCGAGTGGCAGGCTTCTCCTCGTCGCTCGCGATGGTCTCCTCCGCCTTGACCGCGGTGGTCTCCATCTTCTCGGGAGCTGGAGCCGGAGCTGACTGCTGGGGCGGCTGATCGCCCTTTTGTCTCACGACCTCCACCTTGCCGAGTCGCGACAAGAGATCTGCGTCGCTGTCGCTCGCGGCCGGAAACTTGTCGCCGGGATTCCTGAACTCGCCGTTGTAGGGAAACGCCACCACTGCTCTCAGTGTCTTCGTCATTAGTCTTACTCCCGTTTAGAGGGTGCCGCCGTCTCTGTAAACCTGTCTCACGACAGACTCACTCTCACCGCTGCGGATGAGAGCTGCAACCCGAGACGGCAGCTTACTTGCAGAGCCTGAGGGAGTTGGCGATCATACCAACTGGATCACTGCTGCACGAGCCGCGCTTATTGTTCGCGTGCGCGCAGCTCGTCAGTGCAACTATGAGAACGACTAGAGTAATTACTCTCATGCTGAATTCTCTAATGAGTGAGGAAGGAAAGAGGGCCGATGCCGGGGGCGACTCCGTACCGGCCCTCTCCACCCGAGCTCGCTCAGAGGAAGGAGTGAGCTAACCCGGAGTTCCGCTTTAGCGATAGAGCGCGGACGAGATGAACTGGACGACGCCAGTGCGGCGCTTCAGCCAGTTGATCCAGCGCTCGGCACGCAGACCGGTCATGTTCATCTGCCACATCGAGATGTAAGCAGTGGACGCACCCGGAGGCGAGTCAGGCGCCGAGTCAAGTTGGATCGACGCCTGATTGCTTGCGTCGAGCACGACCTGACCGTCGTCGGCCAGCAGGATCTCCTTCGCGACCGCGAAGATGATCGGGTAGCCTTCCGTCGGCGAGCCAGTCGTCGACGGGATGTTCTCCGACGCCACGACCGGATAGCCGAACAGCGTGCCACCTTCCGCGTTGATGTTCGGGAAGGACGGCTGACCGAGCGAGTTCACCATGAGCGACAGCCGCAGAGCCTGCTGCTGTGTCATGATCCACACGCCGCCGGACGGCGACAAGTTGAGCGTGAGCAAGTTCGCGAACAGCGTGGCGACGTCCGTGCGGAGCGCTGCCTCGTTTGTTCCAGTCGGGGTGACGCCAGTCACGCCGTTCGTGATCGAGGCCGGCGACACGTTGGTGACTGCGGCCACCGAGGGATCGACGAACTGACGATCGAGGAACTGCGTGATAGTGTCCACGAGGTCCTGCCGCACGACGGCTTCCGCCGACGGATTGCTGAACCGCACCAGCTCGTCCGTGAGGACGACGATGCCTGCCGCCTTGGCCCAGCGGAGCTGAACCGTATCGAAGGCCATCGCGCTGACCGGCTTCGGCGCGTTTTCGCCGACCCATCCGGCTGACGTCGCACTTGTGGTGCGCGGCATCTGGATGTTGAAGGGAACGCGACGCAGACCGGGGATGCGGCCGATGATCGTGTTCGGGCGGAGATACTCGATGAACTCCGACGAGAGCACGTTATACGCGATGAGCGGCGAGGCCCAAGTCGCGTCCGTGGTAGTACCGACACCGACCGCGGCCTTCTCGCGCATGATCGAGCTCACGTCGAGCTCAAGCCAGTCGAGAACTTCCGGGGTGTTGTCCCATCCGCCGCGCTTCATCGCCGACTTGGCGAAGCGAATCGACTGATCGATGCTTCCCTTGCCAGCCGTGAGAGCCTGAGCGTAGCGCACGAAGGACTGACCCTTCGGCACGTTGGCATGAATCGCCGTGACGCGAATGGGCTGCCGCGCCTTGTCTTCCGTGATTGTCTCTGCGGTGACAGGCTTGGCTGCTTCCTTTGCCAGCTTCTCGGCGTCGTGCAGTCGAACAAGGTGCGCGTCGATGTCCCTGATCTCCTGCATCAGTGTGTCGTGCTGCTCCTGCTGCTCGGCGTTGAGCGTGACCATCTCGTCACCCTCGCCCTCGAGAAGCTTGGCGACCGCGGCAGCCTTGGCAGCGCGCGACGCCTCGAACGCAGAGATTTTCTCCGCGATTGTCTTAGACATCTTGGATGTCTCCTTTCGTGTTGATGATGCCTTGACAGTCGGCGCGGTCTTAACGACCACATTATCGCCTCGCGGCGGAGCGACAGCTTGGGGCGGTGTGATAGTAATCGTAGCGGTGTCCGAGATATCGGACTTGGTAGCAAAGTGCTTGATGGTGGCGATGGTGGCCTCGGCGTTAGCCGGGATCGTCACTAGCGATAGTTCCATCACCTCCGATTCCTGGAAGTCCACGCCTCCGTCGTCCATGAAGGCGTACTTGATGGGCCTGAATCCAATCGACGTAGCGCGAACCAGCCCTAGCTCTACGCTCTCGATTGCCTCCTCGATGCGCTTCCGCAGATTCTCGCTCTTGAGATCTGCGGGCTGCGGCAAGGTGGCCTCGAACTTGATACCCGCCTTTGTCGGCTTCTCGAACCTGACGAGTCCGATCGGCTGATCGGACCTGTGCTGCCACAGCAGCGGCATAGGGTTCCTGAACTCGACTCCGAGCGGATTAACGATGTCGCCCACTCTGTCGGGAGTAGGCGTAGTCGCCGTTCCCGTGATTACTCGCTTCTGCTTGTCGATCGACTTGATGTCGAGTCGGGCATAGGCGATCTCTTTGCTCTTTACTTCTCTTGCCATGTCTCCTCTAGTCTTCGCCCACGGGAATTTGCTGCTGCTCTATCAGCACTACGTTCGACCCGGCGAACACTCGGCGGGCCTCCTCCATCAGTCTCGGCGGAACAATTAAAAAGAGCGACTGCGCCTGCTGACTCAGGGGGGACGAGCCACTCTCATCGCAGTGAGGGGTGATACTGTCCATGAGAGATTTATTACAGACGCAGTCGCCCAGCTCTCAGACGAACATGAGGTCGTGCGCGACCTTCTTCGCGGGTACCGTACTCTCGGCCACCGCTGCAGCCATCGCCAGAGCTATCATGCCGTCTATTCTTCCCCTCGACTTAGCCTTGTCCAGCTTTCTGTTGCCGGACGGGTCGCGCTTGACCACGGACACCGCCGCGCACATCGACAGAACCGGATGCTTGCCGTGCGCCAGTTGCTTGTTGAGAATCAGCGTCTCGAGCGAGCGCAGGGCCGGGGACATCGACTGAAACCCCTGCCCAAACTCGACGAACGTGTCCTCTATCTTCTTCTCGGAGAGCCCGGCCTCCAGCAGCCACGACTTGAGATGCTTGAACCCCCACCGATCGAAGGCTATCTTCCTGACGTTGGCGTCCCTGATGCGGTCCACCAGAAAGTCGGCCACGTATCGGTAGTCCACCGACTTGCCCGGACATGTTTCGAGATAGCCCTCGTCGCTCCACACGTCGTACTGCACCCTGTCCAGCCGCGACTTCTCGACGATCCCCTCCTCGGGGAGCCAAAACGTGGCAGACACCTGCCACACTCCGCCGACCTGACCGATCTCCACGTATGCCGTGAGGTCGGTGGTCGACGACAGATCGAGGCCAGCGTATATCGGAGTGTCCCTCTTGAGGGCTGCAGGTGCCGCGCCGCACGAGTCCCACACCGTCTTCGTCACGAAGGGACTGAATGCCTCCACCCGCTGGTTCAGGTAGAGATTGCGGAAGCTGGCCTCCTGACTCGGCATTCGCCGGGCGTTCTCTGCAGCGTTGAGAACCTCCTCGTCGTTCTGGAAGTCGCCGTAGGCCGGGTTCGCCTGCTTTATGGTCTCCTCGTCGAACGGGTCCGCCTCCTTGTCGGCGGTCCACAGCTCCACCACCTTCTTCGGGTCCTTGCCGGTGAGGGCGTCGTCCACGAGAATGGACATTAGATCGTTGTCGGTCGGCGCCTGCGTGGAGATGATGACGCTCAGCGGCTGTCGCCGCGAGCCGTCCACCTCCCTGAACTTCTTCGTTCCGTGCGCCGCAGTGGCCGTCTCCAGTGCCGAGTAGAGCTCGGACTTCGGCCCCTGCACCTGCCCCAGCTCGTCGTGCACCATGAAGATGGGGCTGAGGCCATAGCTAGTTTTCACCTCCGCGGAGAGCGCCCGATACTTGGTGCCCATGCCGGGACAGAGTAGCTGCTTGTAGGTGTCGCGCACCGTGCAG